GTAACGCTCGAATGTACTGGAAATCTGTTGAGGTGTAAGCTGACGCTCTTTGTCACCCATCTTGATCTTATACATTACTGCCGCCTCTTGCGACTTGTCACCCTCGGTTTGAGGCGAAGCAACTTGGGCCGCTTGCTCTTGAGGGGTGGCATTCGCTGCGGGTGCTACCGCTTCTTTCGGTGCCTCGCCGCCTAATTGCTTTGCCGCAATACGTGCCATCTGGTCTTGGTTCTTATCAGCCATCGTTAAATCCTTTCTCAGCCGTAGCGGAGTGTGTTGCTTGTTCCATCGCCATTTCGCCTTCAAGTTTATGTATTAGACGTTGTGGCACATTCAGTAATTGTTCAGCCGCCCAAATGGTTCCACGCTGGAAATCCATTTGTTGCTGCGTCATGTCGGGAGTTCGGGCCATGCTCAATGCGAGTTGTAACATTTCATCGTGCATGACCTTGTTGATCTTAGCCCATCCCCTACTTTCCGAAAGTTGGATCAGGTCGTTAACGTCAGATTTAAGTGTCATAATTATTTGGAAACTTTCATTCCTGATTTCGGTTTCTTTTTAATCGGTGCCTTGCCAGGTTTGGTCATGCCGCATCCTGTCTTGCGCAATGCTTTACTTGGACCCTTTGCCACTTTTCTTTCCTTTCCAGCTTATGCGCTTTGAGGAAGTCTTCTTACTCGCCGCGCTGTTACATGCCCCCTTGGTTGGGCGACATGCTGGATATGATCTGCGTTTTTCACCCTTCTGTCGTCCACAAGGTTTGCCCGTCTTGCAATCAATCCATCCCTTGCCACCGTTCTGGGCAAACCACTTACGAAGGTCACTCATTTCTTTTTGTTGCCCCAGTTTTTTGCGCCTACTTTCCTGCACTTAGCAACAGCACCGCTTGCATAAGCCGAGGGCCAAACCTTGTAGCGAGACTTCACTTTCTTGGCGCAAGCGTCGAGTTTCTTTTTCTTGGCTGGCATGACTTATCCTTGTGTGCAGGGGCAGTCCTTATGTTGCATGTTTCCAGACTGTGTTTTGGAACCGAGCTTTTTTACGGCTTTCGAGGTCTTTGCCATTAGTAGCCCTTTTTCTTTTTAACGGGCTTGCCAGTTTTCTTGGCGGCTTTGGCCGCAGCGACCTTACCAGCTTTGGTATATGGGAATTTCTTTTTACCGACTTGAGGCATTTCAGTTCTCCTATTTTAACAATTCCAAGCTTTGCGCGACCAATAGTTTGCACTCAGTTTGTTGCTAGTACCTTTGATCCCGCCCGACCTAGCGCAGTAAGATTTCTTACGGGCAGGGGTGCCTTTCTTGATGGACATTTTCTTGTCACCAAAACGAATGATCTTTTCCTTGCCGCCAGAACACGCCTTCACAACAGACTTTTTGCTAGACCCCGCCGGAGCACGGCGAGGCTTATTGCAAGGCATAGACTTTTTGTTGACGCGCTTAGTCGCCATCAATTCTGCCTTCGGCGGCTGCGGCTTCACTGGCGGCTTGAGCCGCCTCCTGATCTGCTTTAAGGCTGGCAAGGGCTGTTTCGGTGTCCTCTCCCTCATAGGCAATTACAAGATCACCATCAGCATCCACCGAAAAACGCCAAGGCTCTAAGTCGTCTGGCAACTCCAAAAGAGTATGACCGTCCATTGCCTCTATATCGTCACCGATCAGGGTGATTTTATTTTCCTCGGTCCACACCATCGCGTATCTAGTCATTAGTAATCTCCTGGGAATTGCATGATGCCATCTTTGGTGGGCCACCAGTTTACGTTCAAAAGACGGGGGTACTGTGTAGAATGATAGCCGTGGTTTGGCACCAAGCCGCCTTGGTCGGTATTGGCGATGGCTTCGTAATTCGAACTAAGATTAACATTGGTGTAAGTGAATATCGAACCTCTGGGGTTATCCGTGCCAGCAGCGATATTTGCATTAATCTCTTCATACGTCTTCACCGCGCCTAACATATTGAAGTTATGCCAGTAATGGTTTGCACCGTCAGCGTTTTGATCTCGGCTGAAAATAAAACCAGTGGTGCCAGAAGCAATAGGAGAGCAGCCATAGCTAGAGTTGCTATTTTCTATACGATAGCAAACCCGTGGGTCGGCTGTACTGGTGACGTAAGCCATCATGCCCGCGCCGTAATAGTAATATTGGCCGAAAGCGAGGTGCCAGCAATTATCCCATGTGGACTGATAACCAATGCCGATATGGTCGTCACCTTGGTCTATCCCATAGGTAGTTGTTATGCTTATTTTATAATTGTAGTTATTATTGTCTGAATTATAAGTCTCTCCCGTGCTGTCAGGAGAGTTGGAGGTGATGAAATTACTGGATACCGAACTGTCCAAATGGAACAAGTGGGTATAGACACCATTGCCTTCGCCCCAACGGGTCCAGCGGCAATAACCGTTGTCGCCAACGGTAATAATACCACGGTAGTAACCATCGCTGCCGCTCAAATTGTAACTGTTATCCATCTGACGATATTCAAAATCAGTCGCGTTGAGGAAGGCTTCTCTTATGTTTACCTTCGGGTCAGTAAGGCGGTAATCAGCACCGATCTTCCACTTGAACATATCGACATTGCCGTTAGAGGTCTTGGCGAACAGGACATAGTAGCCAGTTTTCTCATTGTAGCCAGACATGCCGTAGCTTGTACCATAACGGCGGCTTAAAATGCCGGGGAATGCTGCTGTCATAGCACTTTCTGTGATATTAAGTGACTGACCGCCCACTCCGTAACGAGCACCAATAGAAGGCGAGGATGTTCTGTATATTGTTAGGTTGTCATTTGCCAGAAAAATGCGAGGACGAACACCCTCGGGAAGAACCTGAGTGGTCATGTAACGGTGTGATTTAACACGGTGGTTAGTGCCACTCATAATATTAGAAGCGAACTGGCCCGTAGGGCCAATATTCATCGACATCGCAGAAGGCCAGTGGGTATTGTCCTGAGTACGGCCCACTAGGTAGCTACTACTATTGGAACTAATGTCGCTGCTTGTGCGAAACCACTGCGGCTTGTCACTGCTTTTGCCAAAATACTTATCGTTCATTACCCCGCCGTGGTAATTAGAACCGGGGCTACTATGGAGAGAGTAAGCCCAAGGATTGTTAGTCTGCATACCGTCGCTGCTGTAAGTGGAACACTGGATGCCACGAAAGTTATCGTCGTGCATTACCCAAGATGCGAACATTGGCAGACCTTCTTTACGAGGGTCCGAGCTACTTGATGAGCCTGCTGCTGGTGTGGTGGGTGTGGGCGCGACTGTAGCTACAGCCGTACCCCCTATAAGTGTGCGACCCATGAGATTACTCCTCTATTCCGTGTACACGGACGACTACGTTTTCACCCGATGTTTTGACAATGATTTGCTCACCAGAAGACGCCATGATTGCAGTCCGTTCCAAGAGAGCACCTGACCCAAGGCCAGCTTTGTCGTAGAGGTCCACTTCGGGAAGCTCAAAGAACCGCTTTTCACGGCTGTATGTTTCGCCGTTCTTAAAGAGATCAAACTTCTTGGTTACGTCACCGCTTGTCGTTGCCCAGATAGAGGCAGCAACCATGATTGTCTCATCATCGTTTGGCGCAGTGGTAGGCGCGTCTGCTACGTTTACCGTAAAGCCCATACCGCTGTGGGCATGGCAATAAGTGTAAAGCGTATCAGGCGCATCCGAAGCTACTACAACTTCTACAAACCTTACTTGGCCGTTGTAGGTGGCGAAGTTCGTGGTGTAGTCAGAAGCCGTATCGTACTTCTGCGTCGTATCCCCGTCATCATCTGGGTCGCCAAGGTAGTAGGTTACGCCAGTGTCGTAAGCTGCCCCGCCTGTCGCGTGAGTTCCGTTTTCTGTTGTAGAGAACAAGAATGGATGCGTGTTGACGGTACTATCGTGAACATAGAAACGATATGTGCGGCCTCGGATCAACTCAACTTCACCAGCAAGAATGCCATTCACGTTGTACTTATTCGCACCAGCGGCGTCAGCCGCGACTGTGATCTTGTAAGGCATTGTTCCCGCGTTTGGAGTGTTCGTCCAGGTGACGCCCAGATCGACTGTGCGATATACCTTCTTATCGGTAACTAAGAGCAATTCGTTTGCTGCACTACCGCAACGCACATCTACGAGGTCTTCCCAAGTGACGCCCGATGGGAAGTCAAATGCGTACTCCCAATCAGAAGTCGTAGAAGAAACCGCCGTGTTGCTGTCGTAGGTCGAGTAGATAACTTTATCAGAAGACAAGGCCATGTAGATGTAGCCCGATCCAGCAGACCCGCCTTCACATGCTGTAGCACCCACCATGATACCACCCGCTGCGGCCGAAACTGCCGAGAGAGAGAACTGAGAGTTCTGCAACATGGTTGTAGTTGTTGGGTTGCCATCTGACGAAATGTAGACAGTACCGAAAACAACACCAGTAAGGAAGTATTCACCCGTTGTCTTAATGCCCACGCAGCTAGAGATAGCACCAGCCGCCCAATTGGTGTTTGTGTAAATTGCAGCATCCTTGCGGCGGTAGTCAGCAATAAACGAAACTGTCGTAGAGCCAGAAGCGGGTGTACCGTTCACATAGCAAAGGCCAGTTTTGCCATCTACGTTTGTAGCCCAGCGGTTGTTGTCAGTCGCGTCTTGACCCCATGTGTTAGCAGTGGTTTGAGCACTGCCGTTTGAAAGGAAATTCGCAAGTGTGTAAGTCGAACCGTTGTTCGCGGAACGAACATACCAATCGGTGTCGTCAAGGAACGGCAAAGGCATACCATTTTGCGCAGCGTTGAGAGCCTCAACAGTCATGGTCCCCGCAGCGTTGTCTACGGAAATCTTCCGAGTGAGTTCAACGTCTACTGTACCTGTGTTGGTCACATCGCGGGATGTGTTCTTCAAGGTAGCCATCAAAGAAGACTGGTCGAAGCCTACAACATCTAAGTAGTCTTCCGCATCCAGTGTCCAGCTATCGTCGAGAGGCTTGTAATCCTCGAAGTCAATAGCTTGGTAATCCTTGTCTGAAACGTAAAGGAATACGTTGCCAGTTTCGGAACCATTGTTAACTATGTTTACATTCATTGTCGCAGTCCGTGACGCTGGAACTGTATAAACAACTTCCGTATCCCGACTTCCGACGACTTTTTTTCCTAATAATCCGTTTGCCATGTTATCCTCTTAACTAACTTTGTGACAGAAAATAGACTTTGGACGGAGACATTTGATAGGCATTGAGAGCCGACTGAATGCTTGTCTGTAGTCCGTTAAGAGCGGCTTGCTCTGTTGTACTCGCAGCCTGTACCGCTGCAACTTGGGTAGCACCTTCTGCCGTAACTATGGCAGTCTTGTCTGCGCTTGCAGATTGAACGGCAGCGATCTGAGCCGTGCCTTCGGCAGAGACCGCAGAAAGGTTCGCGTTGCCGTTGAAGATTTCGATCATCCTTGAGAGATAAACGAGATCGGCGTTAGGTGTAGAAGCATCTAAGCCGTTGAGGCGTGTGCTTAACTGGTCGGCTAAAGCCTGTTGGTCTGCGACTGAAATGCTTGGCATTATAGGGTACTCCCGTCGAAAAGGCCGCCGTGCAGTTGTGCGAGAAGAATGCCCTGTGCGATGACCGTTGGTGTTGTTTGGAATGCTTGGTTTGCGTAGGTCTGAGCGTTGTCCCTAGCTGTCTGCGCTGCGGAAAGAGCCGCCTCAGAAGCAGCCTGCGCGGTCTGGGCGTCAGTCTCAGAAGAAGCAGCCGCAGTGGCACTTGCCTCTGCGTCAGCACGCTTGCCTTCCATGTCAGCAAGGGCCGTAGTCTTGAAAGAGTTAAGGTCTGAGAATAGCTGTGTGAATGATGCAATCTCAGTTACCGCGCCACCCTCACCAATCTGAAGGTTCATCTTCTCAGCACCGCTAGTGCTGTCGTAGGTAAACGTAAAGGCGTCGATCTCGCCGGTCGCTTCATCAAACAGCTTACCCATAAGTTGAGCTAGGGTGAGGCCACCCTTTTCCGCATCCTCAAGATACGTGTCCAGCAAGTGCGTACCAGTGTTCGCACTTCTGAAATTTAGCTGTTCTGAGGGGACGCGGGTACGTGCCATTAACTACCTTCCTCATTCGCCAAAGTCCGTAACTGCGCTATGCGAGTTGAGGACAACGACAACAGTTCTTCCATGTTGTTTAAACGACCAATCAAGTTGCCAGAATTGAGATTGGCTGTCTCTCTCAGGCTCAATAATGCACCGCGAAGGGAGTCCATGTCGTCCCTAATCGGCTTCAACTCTTCGTTTATCCGCGCGTTGATATATTCTCGCGTTACCGCATCAACCTGTGACGCCCAATTACGGCTGTGTACGGGGTTCGTCATCGCTCGTTTCCTTTCATGGGAACCAAGTTGCCCTTCTGAACTTCACGCTCAATGTCCTCGGCTGGCTGAACAGACGCGCCTCGCGCCTTTTCCATAAGCATCATTTCCTGAGAAGGGGTCGGACCCTTGGCTTGTTGCTCTTTGCTGATCTTGAATTGATCCAAGTCAGCAATACCCATTGAACGAATGGCCTCTTCAACAACCTTGCCGCCATTGTACTCCATAGCCATGCCAGTATCATTCAATACTTTCAGCATGTTAATCCATGTCTCGGCGTTTCTGGTGGGTTCTAGCGGTAAGGTGCCATCAACGACGAGGTAATCAATCTCGCCTTGTATGTCAGCAATGTTGAAGTCCAAGTAACCATCTTGCACCATGTTAGCTATCGGTGCCGCCGTGTCGTCAGAACCCAAACGAATGGAACCCTCAGACGCAAAGAAGTCTTGGACATTGGAAGTCATCATACGCACCATCGGGCGTACAGAAGTGGCAGATATTACGCGGGACAAAACACCCAAACGCTGGCTACCAAGCTGCGTAAGACGCTGGATTTCTGTCGCCGTGCGAACACCACCCTCGGCTGTGGGCATACCCTGTTGAGCATCAGACGCCGCACTAAGACGCTGTTTCAACTGTGACATTTGGTTGATGTCATTCCAGTGGCCGCGCGTAACATCAGGAACTTGGGCAACAAACACACCCTCACCAGGCTTGGCACCTGGCATTGTACGGACAAGGCCGTGAGGGTTGCGATCTATAAGGTCGCCAATCGCAATCTGAGTGGGGTCCACAAAGATCAGGTTAGAAAGAGCGGCTTGCACGTTGTCGATGCGGGAGCGCAAGAGCCATGTCGCAATGTCATGCAAGGGGAGGAGCAAGTCATAGAGCGATTGGGAGTAGGTCTTGTGTGCATCGTGGTACAAGCCGCCTATGGTCACAGGGAACTG